TCTGTTCTCTATTTATTTCTCTCACCCCTTCTTATCTCTTTTTCATGCTGATCATCCTCAGCTAACAGATTTCCTTCAAAATCCCAATACTGTTTAACTATCCGACATGGATCTTTTTCTGTTCCTTCACCCCTAAGACTTCTTGTCTCAATTACTTGAATGACTCTTGCTGAATCTATTCCTCTTTGTCTTGCCATCTCTTCTCATCTCCTCCATACCCGGTTCCATTGCTGCTCTAATTTATCCATTCTTAAAATAAGCAACATTCCACTGATGGCATTTGCCAAAGATGCTATCGAAAGCAATAATTCAATTGCAAGTACTCCTTTCACTTCTCTCACCTCTTTCTATATTGACTTTTCTTTTCCATACTCCTATTCTTTTATTACAGGCTCCTGCCAGAGCCAAGTTCAAAAGGAAGGAGTACCTTATGAAAATTGATTTAACCGTGAGCATCACTGCTATTCTTGGAATTGCTGCTATAGTCTCTCCTATTGCTACAGCTATCATCAACAACCGCTACCAGTTAAAGCTTAAAAAGCTTGAATTAGAGCAAAATCACTTGGATAAAACAACTTACTATGTTCGTTCTATATTTGAAAATTATCTGCGTTGTACTGGTAAATGTATAAATCATATGATTTATGAAACTGAGGCAAATTATGGAGAATATTATTTCTTAGCTCTCATCTATGCACCACCTAATATTGCTGATGCTCTTATTTCCATTAACACTTCAATACATAATGGTGATTTAGCATCCGCTACTTCTCAGTTGGAACAGCTTAGACCGCAGATAGCCGATTTATTGCAAAAGCTGTGATTCCCACACATATAGCAAGGACATATATTAGATATGGCCAGAATGCTTCTGGCTGTATCTTTTTCATTACAACGCACCCAATAACTGCAGCTATCCATACCGCTCCAACTATAATCCAGTTAATCATTTTCTCACCTCTTTTCTTGATTAGTATCTTTTAAAACACTTTTTCAGCAAAAAAAATTCCCATAGGTGAACTTAACCCTAAATAATCAATAATTGCCTGCATTTCGCTTTGAGTGAACTCCGATATTCCATTGCATTTTCTATAGAATGCAGATCTACTCATATGTATTGCTTTGCATAGTTTCTCTTGACTTACATTTCTTTTTTTCATTTCATATTCAAGTTTAAATTTGTCCACTCACTCTCCCTCCTTTCAAAGTGTCATTTAGGACACCTTTAATTTAACACACTGACAAAACCATTGTCAATATCTTTTGTGTATTTTATGACACTTTATTCTTTTTATTGTATTTGTATGTTGCGTAAAAGACACATTTATGTTATACTTTGATCAGTGGAGGTGATTATAATTGGAAAGTGAAAGCATGGGAATGCGTATCAATAGATTACGCTTGAAAAATAATATGACACTTGAAGAACTTGGAAATAAGGTTGGTGTCGGAAAAAGTACTGTACGAAAATGGGAAAATGGAATGATTGCTAATATGCGACGAGATAAGATAGCAAAATTGGCTGCTGCTCTCAATGTTTCTCCAGGTTATTTAATGGGATGGAATGAAAGCGAATCCACTGATCAACCCACTACCGATACTTCTACAGAATACGATTTAAAAATAATTGATATACAACAAAAAAAATTAAATGATGTATACGAAAAATTAACTATACAGAATCGTGATAAAGTATATCAATATACAACTGCGCTTCTGTCTACACAACAAATGGAAGAAGCATTGCTTGTTGATGCAGCAAGCGCACGAACAGATATTAATATATCTGAAGATACAGATACTTCCGACAATGATATCATGGATGATGAAAACTTCTAATCCTGTTCTATAAAACCAATACTATAGGACGGAGGTGTTTTACATGAACTATGAATCGCTTTTAAATGAAGCACATGACCAGGGGTTGATTGTAAAGGATAAGCCCCTCCAATATAACAATGGACGGATTAAAGGAAATCGAGTTGCTATCCGCAAAGACTTGAATACAGCAGAAAAAGCTTGTGTTCTAGCAGAAGAATTAGGGCATCATTACACTTCTGTTGGATGCATACTCGATCAGACAAATTCACAAAACCGCAAACAGGAACGCCAGGCTCGTTTGTGGGGATATAATAGACTGATCGGACTTACCGGACTTATAAATGCCTTTTGTGCCGGATGTCAGAGCAGCCATGAAATTGCAGAATTCCTTGGTGTCACAGATGAATATCTGCATGAATGTATTGCTTGCTATAAAGATAAATATGGAATATGCACTACTGTTGACAACTACATAATTTACTTTATTCCAAATCTTATGGTGACTGAATTGATATAAGCTCTTATGAGATTATATATGGCATGTGGTGTGCCAATGGGAAAAGGTTCTACGAAAGAGGGAAAACTTATGGGATTAAGATTTAGAAAAAGTTTTAAAGTCGCCCCTGGAGTCAAAGTGAATTTGAATAAAAAGAGTACCAGTGTCACTTTTGGCAAAAAGGGTGTGCATCGCACAATAAGCTCTACAGGGAAGAAAACAACTTCTGTTGGGATTCCTGGAAGTGGATTGTATTACACTTCTACTACCGGCGGAAAGTCCAAAAAGAAATCAACACACAAGAAATTAGATTTTCATGAAAGTGAACCATTTATCACAGAAAATGATTCTATAGATTCTATGCAATCAGATTCATATGAAAATCTTCCTGATCCTTCGCTTGCAAAGTTTTCTACACAATCTTTGCAACGATATAAAACAGCTTTTTTAGTTCTTGCAGTATTTGTCTATTTAATGGCAATATTGTGCTTTGCTAATAGCAGCTATGGGATGGGATTACTCTTTGCTTTGATCGGACTTATGCCTGTGGCCACAGTTAAAACATATTCAAAAGAGATTTCCACAAGATTATTACTCTCAGCATCTGGCGGTGGTAATTCAGGAGGAATATTCTCCGGATCGTCTTCTGGAACAAGTAATAAATCGCCCAAGAAGATGGGATGCGGATGTTTAACCATCATACTCCTGTTTCTCCTTTTAATTGGTGGCATGTCATCCTGTTCCTCTTCGGATGACACAGCAACTGAAAAAACAGAAGATACTAAGCCAGCAGTCGTTACACTTGAAAGTCTGACTATCTCTGCAGATACTGATCAGACTTATGATATCAATACAGATGTTCCTGTAGAATTGACTGTCACACCGGCTGATGCAAATATTGATAATTTAACCTTAAATAGTTCTGAATGTACTTTTGTAGCAGATGATAATGGAAATCTTACATTTTCAGCAGACGGAGCAGGCTCTTATATCATTAGCGTCTCATGTGATGGTATTGAAAGTAATGACTTAACAATTGACGTAGAAGATAAAGCTGCTATTGCTGAGGAAAAGGCTCAGGCTGAAGCAGAGGCTAAAGCTAAGGAAGAAGCCGCTAGGCAAGCCGAAGCTGAAGCGGCAAGAAAAGCCGAGGAAGAAGCTGCTGCCCAGAAAGCTGAAGAAGAACGGATTGCAGCAGAACAAGCTGCCCAGGAAGAACAAGTTGCTCAGCAGTCAGAAGAACCTCAGGGACAAATGGTATGGATTTCCGAAACCGGAAGCAAATATCACAGCCGCCCAGATTGCGGAAGAATGAATCCGAATAATGCATGGCAACTTACTTTATCTGATGCTGAGGCTCAGGGATATGAACCTTGTAAGAAATGCTACTGATTAACAGAATCTATCTATTCATTACGGATACAATAATAATATCTAAAGAAAGGATGTGTTTACATGCCATTACCTAAATCAAACAACTACACTATCGAAGACATCTACGCTCTTCCTGACGGTCAGCGTGCTGAGCTGATTGATGGCCAGATCTACGACATGGCGCCACCGAGTTATCTACATCAGAGACTTGTAATGGAACTTTCCGCAACCATCCGGGATTATATTAAATCCCACGGAGGTCGTTGCGAGGTTTTGCCTGCTCCATTTGCCGTCTTTCTGAACCAGGACGATCATACTTATGTAGAGCCAGATGTCTCTGTAATCTGTGATCCAAGCAAGATCAACGACAAGGGATGCAATGGTGCCCCGGATTTCATTGTTGAAATCGTTTCGCCAAGTAGTCAGCGTATGGATTATCTCACAAAGCTGTTTAAATACCGTACAGCTGGCGTTCGTGAATACTGGATTGTGAACCCTATGAAACAAACAGTTCAGACTTACTATTTTGGTGATGCAGAAGACTCAAATCAATATTCCTTCAACGATGAGATTACTGTTGGAATTTATGGGGATTTGAAGATCCGTATTACAGATTTACTGAAATAGTAAAAATAGTGAATATGAAATTTCTGACCATTTCGGTGAAGTCACCGAGATGGTCAAGATTACTAAATGACAATTAAAAACCGCTCCTGCGCCAACAGGAACGGTCAAATAGGTGACGCACACGCCAATGTGCTATCCAAGTAACTCCGAAGAGATACTAACTAACCACTAAATATTGTATCATCTTCGGGCAGCTATCGCAAGCAGAACACCCGTTCTTTGCTGGCTGTTATTTTTATACTCATCTTCCGGTTATTTCCGGAATAAACTCAACCGAGGTGATGTAAATGGAAACTAAATATGGTTATGGTTATGTCAGAGTGTCCACAGACAAGCAGGAAGAACTCTCTCCCGACTCTCAGGCAAAGCTCCTGAAGGACTTCGCCCACAAGAATGGAATCATCATTTCACAGATTTTCTATGAACTGGGTGTTTCTGGTCGTAAAGCTGAGAAACGTCCTGAATTCCAAAAGATGATCGCAATGGCAAAATCTTCTGATCATCCAGTAGATGCTATCCTTGTATGGAAGTTCAGCCGATTCGCCCGAAATCAGGAAGAAAGTATTGTCTATAAATCACTGCTCAAGAAAAAGCACAATGTAGATGTGATCAGTGTATCTGAGCCATTGGTAGATGGTCCTTTCGGCAGTCTGATCGAGCGTATTATCGAATGGATGGATGAATATTACTCTGTCCGTCTCTCTGGAGAAGTAACCCGTGGCATGACAGAAAAAGCAAAGCGTGGCGGATACCAGGCACGTCCACCACTCGGATACCGGATCGCTGAACGTGGAAAACCTCCTGTGATTGTCGAGGAGGAAGCAAAGATTATCCGAATCATCTTCCGGAAGTATGTAGAAGAAGGAATGAATCTCTTTGACATCGCTCGATATCTCAACGTATGTGGATTTAAAACTTCTCACGGGAAGGACTTCGAACGCCGCTCTGTTGAATACATCCTTGAGAATCCAACTTACTGCGGTATGATCCGTTGGAACAGGACAGTAAATGAAACAAACGAAATCCGGCCAAGAGAAGAATGGATCATTGCAGATGGCCACCATCAAGCAATCATTCCAAAGGAGCTGTTCGACAAAGCTGCTGCCCGCCGTGCTCAGGAATACAAACCAAGAGGAAGCCGCCCTTCTTCTACATATAAGCACTGGCTCTCTGGCCTTGTAAAATGCCCTGCCTGCGGAAGAACCATGATTGCTAAGAATGTAAAGCAAGGGAAGCATACATACTGTTACTTTGTCTGCTATGGATACTCCAAAGGAAAGTGCCTTTCCAAGAGCTCGATCAGTTCTCGGAAGCTTGCCCCTGCAGTACTGCAATCTCTGAAAGATGTGTTAGACAATCAGCATCTCTCTTTCCGGTATATCAAACCAGAGGAAGAAACTGCTGTAGATCTGTCCTCTGTGCTTCTGGAACAGCTGCAGCACATTGATGAGAAGCTGAATCGAATCAAAGAAGCCTATCGGAACGGTGTGGACACTCTTGAGGAATACAAAGAAAATAAGCAGATGATCCTGAAAGAAAAAAAGCTGTTGGAAAAGCAGCTTTCAGAACTTCCGGAAGAGAAACCTGAACAGGATTCAGCAGAATCCCGGATGCTGGAGCGTGTCAAAAACGTCTATGAAATTATAAAATCGGAGTCTGTCGATGATGTAACCAAAAATGAAATTCTGAAAAGTATTATTGAGAAGATAATCTATCATAAGGATGAAGATGTCCTTGAAGTGTATTACTACTACAAGCCGCAAACCCAGTAACCATGCGGGTTTGCGGGTGTTTGTATGTCCTTGCAAAAAGGTCATCCAGTTTGGACAGCTTACCTTCTTTCCATCACAGTACTGCGTCAGAATCGGCTGTCTCACATTCGGACGGGAAAGATAATCAGCAAACAGTTCATCTACCACCTGTGAAATAGACTCGAATATATTACGCTCCGGGATCCATTTATGATCAAATGCCGTAGAGGATGTAATTGTAAAATCATATCCTTTATTGCGATACCACTCAGTGTAAACCCGGTTCAACGTAAACGACATAATCGCCAGTACATTCGCCCGGATCGTATTCTCCGGCCAGGTTGCATAGATCTCACTGGATGCTACATTTTTAATATAATCCTTGTATTTCACATAATAATTTGTTGCAGTTGAATCCCGCGGAGATCCATCATGCACCACAATATACTCCGGCACAACGACTCTGCTCAGAACAATCTCTCCCGTCTCATTGACCGGCTTGATTTCTTCCTCTGCGATCTTCGGCGGATAATCCCCATATAAAGTATGAGCAGGGATGACAAACACATTTTCCTCTTCCCTGCCCTGATCGCTCGGTCTCATCTTCACGTTCTGTATAGCCTTTGTATTTGCCAGAATCTCCGTGCCGGAAATACGGACCGTCTCAAATCCGGGTGCACTGATATCCAGCGTATATTCCGAATAAGGCTGTCGGTCATTTTCCTGATCCAGACTCCACTCCTCCGGCGGAGCATTCAGTTCAATACTTTCCGTCTGTCCCGAAGAATCCGTCATAACCTTTTCCAATGTGCTCTCCGGAACCCCTGTATAAGAAATCGATATCTCTGCTTCTGCCACCGGAAATGCATTGATTGAAGAAGTCACATTGATCTGCAGACTTCCTTTCTCTGTCATTTCCTGCTGCATCATTCTCAATGAATCCATGTCTGTCTCTCCATAAAAATAGCTCTTTCATTTATATATTCAGAAACTCTTCCATGTGTCACTCTTTCATTCACAGCAGTCCTTTCTCAATCTCCTTTTCCACCCAATCCCCATAACTTCCTGGAGTATTTCTGGGAAATGCTTTCTGTAAGCTATCTGCCGTAAGAGAACAAAGAATGTGCCTTGGCACATTCTAGCGCCTGCGGCGGTCGCTTGCGACATCTT